TTAGGTGCTGAGATCCGCAGGCGATATCCAACCCATCGGCTTTATGGCTACCCAGACGCCAGCGGCGGTAATCGCTCTACAAATGCAACGCAAACCGACATTCAGATATTGGAGCAATATGGCATCAGCAACCAATCGCCTAAAAGCAATCCACCTGTGCGCGATCGCGTCGCGGCAGTGCAGGGATTACTCGAAAACGGTAAAGGCGAGCACAGGCTGAAGATTAACAGCACTTGCAAACGCATGATTGAATGTTTAGAGTTACAATGCTATAACGATAACGGCGCACCAGATAAAGAGGGCGGGCACGACCACATGACAGACGCATTGGGCTATCTAGTATGGCGTGAGTTCAACCCGCTACATGCTGGAGCTGGGCGCGGTACAGGGATCCGGATATACTGAGGCAATACTGGAGGACTACTTATGGCTAAAGGAGGCAAAGGCCGTAAGGGTGGCGGTGGAGGCGGAGGCAAAACTCGTAAATACACACGTGACAATAACGGCAGGTTTGCTAGTACTGGTACAGGCGCAACGGCTAGAGGTGGAAGGCTATTAACGGCAAAAGGCAATAAACGTAAAACGCAGACAATGGAGGCAGGTGGCGCTAAAGCAGCCGGCACCATCAAGGGCAAGCTAAAACGCGATCCTGGCGCCGCTAGCAAGGTTGCGCAGCGTAAGGCTGCGGCGCCTTCTACCAAAGCAAAATCACCCAAGTTTGTAACAGAACAAAGTGGCCGCGTGCGGCGTGCTGCTTTAGGAGGCGGTCGAACTGCAATTGTCAGAGCAAATTCAGCGACAATTATCAACGCAAAAGGCGAGCCAATAATGACCCGCAAAGGGTTACCAAATATCACGGCAGGTAAAAAGTGGGCAGCCAATCCAAATGCTCGTGGCCCTAGGTTAATGCGTAATAAGTTTGCATCAGAAGCAGCACCATCACGAGATTTTGCAAGAACATCTAGATCAGCTGGAACAACCCGCAAACCACGTGGCACCGCAAGAGCAGCCGCCGGCACCATTAAAGGCAAGCTAAAACGCGATCCTGCCGCGGCTGGGAAGATTGGGCAGCGTAAGGCAGCAGCAAAGCCCCCTGCAGCGAAACGCTCCGCACAAGCTGAATCTAACCGTGGATCTGCTGCTGATCGCAAGGAAAGAGCAAAACTTTTAAGCGCAATGCCTAAAGAAGGGCGGCGTGCTGTCCAAACTGCCAAAACAGCTTCCCGCCAAAGGCGAGCCAAAGGGCAACTTGGCGTTGGGATCGAAGGCCGCAGGGGGCGCAACACGGATCAGAGCATTAATTCTGTGAACGAAGGCAGCACGAGGTTGCGTTTTGACGCAGGCAAGCGCAAAAGCAACCCAACCAAGCTCACAGAAGGCCAACGAGCCTTGGTTGCCAGATCAATGGCTGGTTCTGCCAATTCGCTAAAAGCCCGTATGAAAACTACGGCTGCAAGCAAGAGAACGAAAGCCTTCGGCGGCACTACTACGCGGAGACAACTCCCAGGAGTAAAGGGAACAATCAAAAAGCAAACTAAACCCCCTACAGCTAAACCCACAACGCAAAAGGAACGCTGGGCCGCTAGGGCAAAAATGCTAAATAATGCTGCCGATAAAAATGATGCAAAAGCCAAAAGATTGCGTGATGCTAATGATACAACCGGAAACACTGCGTTTAATACCCAACCAGGTAAAATTCCAGGCAGGGCAAGAATGAACGCAGCAAGTGAAAGATCATTCCGAATGAATGAAAAGGCGGCGCAACAACGGGCAAGAGCGGAGAATCTTCAGCGGATGGCAACAACAAATAAAGGTGATGCGGCTAAAGGATATGCGGCACGTGCTGAACAAGTAAAAGCTAGCTATGGCGGCATAAAAAAAGGCACAATAGTGGAATCAATTATGGGCCCAGGTGGCCCCGCAACAGTTATTAGGGCAAATGCAAAGTCAGTAACAATGAAGATGTCGGACGGACGGATAATGAATGAACCTTACGAACGCCTTAAGTTAAAATCTCCAACATTAGGAAGCAGCAAGGTTGTAGATGGCGCAAAAGTTAGTCGCATGGCTGCCAGGCTTGGCGCTAAATCAAGAGCACCAAAAAGTAGCTCACCCGTAAAAAATGCCAATACTGTTGCAGTAAGAGCAAAAGCAATTTCGTTCTTAACAGGGAAAGGCGGAACATTTCCTAATGCTGCTGCTGCTAGCGCAAGCATGGCAGCAAACATAAGGAATAGGCCGGTATTTTCTACAGGTAAAAAAGCCACTGCTAAACCGTCCGTCCCCGCAAAGCAACCAAGGCACCCAAAGGCCAAATGAGAGCCACCAAGCGCGTACCCTTTGCACCTAATTCAGCGGCCGCAAATCGTTTAGCTATGTTTAAAAGTGATAAGCAATTAACTGATCAAAGAACAAAAAGCTTAAGGGCAGGCCTTAAAAAAGAAACAAATCCATTGCAAAAAATTCAAACTGGAAGCTCAATTAGTTCGCTCCAATTAAAAAGCAAAAGCTACGGCGACCAAATTACACGTATGCAGGCAAGGCCCATCATGGGCAAACGCGCCGGTGGCCGTGGTGATAAGCCCGTTTTAGGCCCTGCCGCAAAACGCCCTATGCGCTAAGCTAGCGAAGTCCACATTGAAGTCATATGGAAACGTTTCTTGAAGAACTTGATGCTTTGATTGCAGAGCAAGACCTGTCAGTCATTGAAGTTGTTGGTGCATTGCAATATGTGCAGCAGCGGCTAGTGATTGATGCTTATGTTGACAATGATGATGAAGAAGAGGAGAAAGCTGATGCAGAAGCCTAAAGTGACGGCTGTTGGCCGTTTGCTAAAGCCTAAAGGCAATGAACCACATGTTCATCATGTGATTGCCATTAACGCTGATGGTGAGGTAAGGACGCTTATCAAGGCTAAACTATAAGCAAATAGGCCGGTTGCATGTATTCAGGTTTTAATTTCTACGACCGGCCTACTGCTGACCGTAAGGTCACTCGCGTTCACGATGCGAATACTGCATGGTATGCGCAAGAACCACATTGGATTTTAATTGAAGACCTGATGCAGGGCACCTACGGCATGAGGCGCAGGCACCGCCGCTACCTGCCGCAGGAGCCACGCGAACAGGATGAGTCTTATGATAATCGTTTAGCACGTAGCGTATGCCCTCCATATTATCAACGCTTAGAGCGTATGTTGGCAGGAATGCTAACACGTAAGCCCGTTAGGTTAAATGATACCAGCGACAACATACGTGAACAGCTATTTGACGTTGATCTACAGGGGAATGATCTCAACGTCTGGACATATGAAACTGCACGTAAGTTGGTACGTTACGGCCACATTGGGACACTAGTTGATGCGCCATCAGATGGCGGCAGGCCGTATTGGTGCACCTACACACCACGGCAAATCTTAGGTTGGCGCACTGAAGCAAAAGACGGGCAGCAGCAACTCACGATGTTGCGATTGCTGGAATCGGTGATTGTGCCTGATGGTGATTACGGTGAGAAGGCAGTGCAGCAGGTTCGCGTCTTAACACCAGGCGCATATGAGCTACATCAAAAACAAGATAACAGCGAGTTTAAAATTGTAGAAGAAGGCAATACAAGCCTTAGTGAGATACCGTTTAGCGTTGCATACTGCAACCGCGTTGGTTATTTAGAATCAAGGCCACCACTAGAAGATATTGCAGAACTAAACCTTAAAACCTATCAAATACAATCAGATCTTGACAACCAGCTACATATATCAGCAGTGCCGATGTTGGCATTTTATGGCTTCCCGTCAGCAGCAGAAGAAGTATCAGCAGGCCCAGGCGAAGCTATCGCATTCCCTGCCGATGGTCGCGCTGAATATATAGAACCAGGTGGTACTAGCTTTGAGTACCAATTCAAGCGGTTAGAGCAGCTTGCAGGACAGATTAATGAGCTTGGCCTATCGGCAGTATTAGGGCAGAAGTTAAGCGCGGAAACGGCGGAGGCAAAACGCATTGACCGCAGCCAAGGCGATTCAACGATGATGGTAATTGCGCAGAATATGCAAGACATGATTGATAACTGCTTACGCTTCCATGCTGAATATCTCGGCACCAGTGAAGCGGCTGGCAGTTGCTTGGTAAATCGTGATTTTATTGGCGCAAGGCTAGAACCTGCTGAGATCCAAGCATTACTACAGCTTTATAC